ACCGCGACAACCGCCGGGTCGGCGAGAAGGCGCTAGTGTCCGAGACCGGCATGACGTTCGACGAGGCCCGCGAGCTCGCGCTCGAGGCCGGGTTCGATGTCGGCGAGACCGAGCAGACCTTCCTCGACGCCATGGACCGGGAGTTCCGCGGTGAGGGCGTGTTCATGCCCGGGAAGGAGCGGGCGGACCTGGCCGAGCTTGCCGACGCGCTCGAGGGGCTGGAGCAGTTCCTCGGGCAGCAGGGCATCGACGTCACGACCACCGACAACGCGACCGTCAAGGCGCTGATTGCCAAGGCGAGCGAGGGCATGGGCGGGGTGCCGGAGGTGGAGTTCAACCAGCCCCTCTCGACCCGGCTGCGAAACTTCGGGGTGCAGATTGAGAGCTTGGATGATGCGCGGCGGAAGTGGGATGCCGGGTTCCGCATCTTCGCGTTCCACGAGCAGGGCGACGCCCCCTATGAGGTGCCGTCCATCGAGCAGTTGGAGGCATGGACCGCCGACCAGTTGCTCGCGCTGCCTCCCAACGCCGGCAGAGCCGGAGCCGCTGGGGTCAAGACCATCGACACCGCGCCCGGGCGCTACGCACAGCGCACCGAGATGGTGAAGGATTCGGTGCGCGAAATCGCTGCGGATCGGGTGCGAACCCCGGCTGAAGCGGCTGCTGCATTCGCCACCCTCGCGCGCGGAACCCGCGAGCGGTTCGATGTGTTGGTCACCGACAAGAACGGCAAGCCGTTGGCTATCGTCGGCACCGCCATCGGCGACATCTCGTCGGCTGCGGTCTATTGGGGGCAGATCGCTGCGGAGGCATTCCGCATCCAAGGTGCCGCCAACATCTGGGTGGCGCACAACCATCCGAGCGGGAATTACTTCCTGTCTGATGCGGACAAGCAGGTCGAGAAGATAATCCACAACATCTTTGTCGGCACCGGCATCAAGCCGAATGGCATCTTGGCAATCGGCGGTGGGGCGACCATCGACAACCGCCCGTGGCAACACGCGCAGACCAACAAGGGCGAGGAGACCGGCAGAACCGGCGCGGTCGGCAAGTTGAAGAAGGTCACCGTCATCGGTCGCCAATTCGTGGAGCATGGCGCGCTCGGCCCCTCAATCATCGGCCCTGATGCTGCAAGAGAGGCCGCTGCGAGCATCGCCGGCAGGGAGTCCGGCTTCATCCTGCTCGACAACACCAACAAGCCGATCGGGTTCCTGCCCTACGACATGTCGCAGTTGGAGAAGCTGCGCCGCCCGGGCGGCGTCGATGTCCTGTCCCGCGCCATCTCGCTGGCTAATGCCAACGGCGTGATTGGCGTCCATCGCGGTGAGATGACGCAGCAGGGGTCGAACAACGTCATCAAGATGCTGCGGCAGCTTGATGCGCCCGCGAAGGATTTCATCAACACCGAGACCGGCGTCTCGAGCGTTGAGCAGAACAACATGTACCCCACCGTTCTCGGGGACATCTTCTTCCAGAGCGGCAAGCCCGGGAAGGAGCCTGACTCCAAGGTCAAGCTCCCGAAGAAGGCCGCGCAAGACACCGCCATCGCGCTCCGCATGGGGCCGCCGCTGACCGGCAAGCAGCGCATGAAGGTCAACGATGTCGCTGCGTTCTTCGATCGCATCACCGGGAAGCGCGACTACAACGACCCGAAAGAGCAGAAGCGCGCGGTGAAGCAGCTCGTTGCGGAGTTGCGCTACCAGATGGATCAGGACAAGTCCGGCCTCGACTGGTACGAGCAGGACATCGCCAAGGCGTTTGAGATTACGCAGCGGCTCATCCCCGGCCTCGCCAGCGAGACGAAGCGGCAGCTGTTCTCCGTGATGGCCGCGATCCTGTCGCCGCAAACGACCGCCAACCTCAACTGGAAAATCACCGCAGAGGCATTCCAGCACTACGAGCAGACCGGGGTCATTCCCGGCGAGAACCCGAAGACCAAGGGGTTGTGGGCCGGCGGCACCCAGTCGCCCAACAAGAAAAAGCAGCTCGACATGCTCAACGCCATGGTCAAAGACCTCGGCGAGGAGAAGGCCGTCGAATGGCTGTTCTCGGCGCATACGGTCAAGGAGCTGAACGACGCCCGCAGGAAGTGGGGCAACATGGGTCCCGGCGTCGATGGCAAGATGACCGACGAGAAAATCGGCCTGTTCATGTTCGGGCCGAAGGTCGGTCCGTTCGTCGCCAACATCAATGGCATCCCTGAGCTCACGATTGACATGTGGGCGACCCGTACCTTCAACCGGTACTTCGGGCGTATGCTCGGCGAGGATGGTACAATAGTTGACGCCCCGACCGAGCCAGAGCGCCGGGTCGCCAAGGAGATCTTCAATGCAGCCGCGAAGGAAGTCGGAATCAAGCCCTACCAGGTCCAGTCCGTCATCTGGTTCTTCGAGCAGCAGCTATTCAACCACCTCGGCACCGGAGCCAAGAGCTATGGATTCAGCGACGGAGCAAGCGACTTCGCAAGAAGCGGAGGCGTATCGGAGACTGGCGGCGGTGCTGAAGGCGCGGCGCGAAGGTTCTTCCAGAGCGTCACGGCAGGCCCCGGCTTCTACTCCGCCCTCGCCCGCGGAGTAGCCTCCCTCGAGGACAAGCCGCTGCCGGCATCCGGCTGGCAGGGCGCGCTCAATTCCCTCGTCAACAAGGGCCGCATCAAGGCCGACGAGGTCGAATGGTCTGGCATCCGCGAATGGCTGGACCTGCAGCAGGGCAAGGTCACCCGCCAAGCCGTCATCGACTACCTCGCCGCCAACGGTGTGCGGGTAGAGGAGACCGTGCTTGGTCAGGTCAACTACGTTGAGGCCGACTTCAACGCGGCTCTGGAAGGCACCGGCTACTCGGTCAACCTCGACCGGGCCGACGATGATGACCCCGACATCGTGTATATCGACCCGGAGGGCGATGCAGTCTCTCCAGAGGATTTGCCGGAGAATGTCCAGCAGATTGTGAACACGTACACCAGCCGGGTTGCCAACCTTGCTCGGTTCAACCGCGGGCGGTTAGTGCTTCCTGGCGGCACCAACTACCGCGAGGTGCTGCTGCGCCTGCCGATGGAGACCCCTGCCGGCGGGTTCGGCACCATCAATTTCCCCAATGAAGAAGCCGCCGCCAGATTCGTGTCGGTTGCTATAGCGGCGGGATTCAGGTCCGAGACTGTCCGCATCGCAGAACCTTCCGACCCGTCATTCGGGCGGTTCGATGTGGAGTTCGACAACCTTGCCGACGAGGATGTCAGCCGGTTCAAATCCATCGCGGAGGATCGGTTCGGCGGGACGATTGAGTTCAGCCGCCAACCGGAGGCCAAGCGCCCGTTTACGAGCGAGCATTGGGGACATTTTTCCAATGTCCTCGCGCACTTTCGCGTCAATGATCGCGTCGATGCGGACGGCAAGAAGGTGCTGTTTGTTGAGGAGGTTCAGTCGGATTGGGCGCAGGAAGGACGCGAGGAAGGCTTTAGAGGTCGCGGCGCCACGCCGCTGAACAACGCAGAGCAGTCCCGTCTCTCAAACCTGTATGTGCGCTCGCAGAGCGATGGCAACCCTCTCTCCGCAGAGGAAGCCGCTGAGTTGGCATCCCTGCAGGCGCGCATCGATTCGCTGATTGGCAGCGTCAATGCAGCGCCGTTCGTCCAAAAGACCGACGCATGGGTTGCGCTCGCGCTCAAGCGCATCATCACGATGGCTGCGTCGGAAGGCTATGACCGTGTCGCGTTCATCAACGGCGACCAGTCCGTCGCGCGCTATCAGTTGGACAAGGATGTCAGCGCCATTTCGTGGGAGGAGCAGTACAGAAACTTCATCGCGCTCGACATGAGGGGCAACCCGATTGTCGATCAGTTCACCGACGCGAAGAACCTGCCGAGCATCATCGGCAAGGAGTTGGCCGACAAGCTGCTTGAGGCAGAGCCTGATGAGACCGGTCGCCGCGTCCTGACCGGCGTTGAGATCAAGATCGGCGGCAAGGGAATGCGGGCGTTCTACGATGACATCGTGCCGTCTGCGGTCAAGAAGATGGTGCCGAAACTCGGCGGCACTCTCAGCACCGTCCGGCTGCCGAAGACCGAGGGCATCAAACTCGACCGCGCAGAAATCGTCAAGCAGGCGATGAAATACATGCGCGGTACGCTCGATGCCAATGATGTCATCGTGTATGCCGACCTCGAGGATCTGGTAACCGAAGGCGAAATCGACAACTGGTTGATGGACTATGACGCCGTCAACATGCCGGAGATGGCGCGTGAAGTTGCAAGAAACTTCGCCGACACGATGGTCGCGCGCGCCGCCGGCCAGAAGAAGATGACGCAGTTCGGGTTTGACATCACCCCGGAGATGCGCGAGGCCGTGGTCGGCGGGATGCCGCTGTTCCAAGGCGAGACCGACAAGCGCGGCTATATCCAGTTCGGCGCCGACCGCAGGGTCCGCATCGGGTTGCTCGAGAAGGCCGACCTTTCGACCTTCATCCACGAGACCGGCCACTTCTACCTCGAGGTGCTGCTCGATCTCGCCGAGCGCCCGGACGCCAGCCCGCAGATCAAGGCCGACGCCGAGACGCTGATGAAGTGGTTCGGGGTGAAGTCCCGCGCCGAAATCGGCGTCAAGCAGCATGAGGAGTTCGCCCGCGCCAATGAGGCGTACCTGATGGAGGGCAAGGCCCCGAGCGCCGAGCTGCGGACCATCTTCCAGCGGGTGCGGGCGTGGATGACGCTGGTCTACCGGGTGCTGACCAACCTCAACGTGCGGATGAACGACGATGTCCGTGGCGTGTTCGACCGCATCTATGCGACCGACAAGGAAATCGAGTCGGCCAATGCCGAGCTCGACGTGCGGGAGGTGTTCGCCAGCGCGCAGGATGCCGGCATGACGGAGGCCGAGTTCGCGGCCTACAAGAAGACCGCAGAGGCTGCCGGCGAGGCGGCGAAGGAGAAGTTGCAGGGGCGGCTCATCCGCGAGTACCAGCGCGAGCGCGAGAAGTGGTGGAAGGCCGAGCGCGCCAAGATGCTTGAGAAGGTCACCGAGGAGGTGGACTCCTCGCCGGCCTACCGCGCAGCCGCGATCCTGACCGAGGGCAAGCTGCCGGACGGCGTCCCCGTCAAGCTCTCCCGCCAGGCGCTGGAGAACCGGTTCGGCTCCGAGTACCTGAAGCGGATGCCCCGGTTCCTGCGGAAGGTCTACACCAAGGACGGCGGCACCGACATCGACACCGCAGCCGAGATGCTCGGGTTCGAGAGCGGCGAGGCGCTGATGACGGCGCTTATCAACCTGCGCCCGCGCAAGGAGCTCATCGAGGCCGAGACCGCGAACCGCATGGCTGCGGAGTTCGGCGACATGCGGCTGGACGGGACGATCGCCGACGAGGCCATGGCCGCCATCCACAATTCCGAGCGGGCCAATGTCCTGAAGGCGGAGCTCGTCGCCATCCGCCGGCTCCAGCGGCAGGTGCGCCCGGTGGTCGCTGCCCTGCGCCGTGAGGAGGCCGAGCAGCGCCGCGCCGGCATGGACATGGTCGATGCCGCCATGGCCGACCCGCAGGCGTTCGCCCGGGCTGCGGCCGGTCGCATCGGGCAGATGATGGCGCGGGACATCTCGCCCGGAAAGTACCTGCTCGCCGAGCGCCGCGCATCGAAGGCGGCGTTCGATGCGATCCGCAGGAAGGACTACAACGCGGCTGCGACCGAGAAGCAGCGCGAGCTGCTGAACCACTACATGTACCTCGAGGCCCGCAAGGCGCAGCAGCAGCTCGACCGCATCTACGACTATGCCAACAAGTTCGACAAGAAGGCGACCCGCGAGCGGCTAGCGAAGGCCGGCGGCGGCTACCTCGACCAGATCGACGCCATCCTCGAGAAGTACGAGTTCCGGCGTGTGCCGCTGCGGGTGCTTGCCCGCCGCCAATCGCTGGCCGATTTCGCCGAGCAGCAGGCCGCGCTCGGCCTCATCGTCAATGTCCCAGACCAGCTGCTCGACGAGGCGCGGTTGGTCAACTACAAGAACGCATCGGTCGATGAGCTGCGGGCGGTCTACGACACCGTGCGGAACATCGAACACCTCGCACGGCTGAAGGACAAGCTGCTGCGGAAGGCTGCGGCGGTGGAGTTCCAAGAGACCAAGGACGAGCTCATCAAGTCGGCGACCGAGTCCGATCGCCTCGCCACGACCGGCGAGCTCCGCATCCCCAACACGGTCGGCGAGCCGCTGCGCGCGCGCGGGGCCAAGGCGTGGCGGCGGTTCGATGCCGCCATCCTCAAGGTTGAGCAGATGGTTGAGTGGCTGGACGGCGGCAAGATTAATGGGCCGTGGGCGCGGTTCGTGTTCGACCTGGCGAATGACGCGCAGGTGAAGGAATACGAGCTTCACGCGATGGTGACCCAGAAGATCCAGGAGCTGACCGAGTCGATGCCGAAGGGCTGGGGCGATTCCCTGACCGACAAGGTCGATGTGCTGCTGCCCGGGATCGAATCCCCGGTCACCCGCTACACCCTCATCAGCATCGCCATGAATGTCGGCAATGACAGCAACTACCAGCGGCTGCGGGACGGGTACGGGTGGAGCGATTCCTCCATCAACGCCGCGCTCGGCAAGTTGGCGAAGGAGGACTGGGACTACATCCAAGGCATCTGGGATGCGGTCAATTCCCTGTGGCCGGAGATCAAGGCGCTCGAGGAGCGCACGTCCGGGGTGGCGCCGCCGAAGGTTGAGCCGCGTGTGGTGCAGACCCGGTTCGGTGACTACCGCGGCGGGTACTTCCCGCTGGCCTATGACCCGAAGCTCTCGGCGGTCGGCGACAAGCAGGCCGAGGCGACCGAGTCGGTTTCGCAGTTCATGTCGAACGCCTACGGTCGCGCGCGGACCGACCGCGGCTACACCAAGCAGCGCGTCGAGAACCTGAAGGCGGCGGTGCGGCTCGACTACGAGCAGGTGCTGACCAGTCACCTGACCAAGGTCATCAAGGACATCTCCCACCGCGAGGCCATCTTCAGCCTCAACAAGATCCTCAAGGACGAGGAGATCAAGGAGGTGATGATTGACCGGCTAGGCGAGGCCCGCTACCGGGAGTTCACCAAGTGGATGCAGGTGCTGGTGTCCGACCGGGCCGACACCCTGCACTCCGGGAACGTGTTCTCGCGCGCGATCATGCAGTTCCGCACCAACATGGCTATCGTCACCATGGGCTGGAAGGTCACGACCATGATGGCGCAGTTCGCCGGCATCGGCCCCGCGCTCGACACCGTCAAGCCGCGCTTCTTCACGCAGGCGCTCATCGACTACAACCGGTTCGGGCCGTGGTCCACCCACCGCGAGACCCTTGAGCAGTTCGTCTACGATCGGTCGGGCGAGATGAAGTTCCGATCCGACAACATCGACCGCGATGTCCGCGACAGTCTCCGCACCTTGCGTGGCGAGGTCGGACCGTTGGCGGCCATCCGCCGGTCCGCGTTCTACCTGACCGCGATGGCCGACCGGCAGATCACCATCCCGACATGGATCGGGGCATACCGTCAGGCGCTCGCAGAGGGCCTAGGGGAGGAGGACGCCATCCGGGCAGGGGACAGGTCGGTCCGGCTCTCGCAGGGCGCAGCGGGCGCTAAAGACCTTGCAGCGGTGCAGCGCGACAACGAGCTGATGAAGCTGCTGACCATGTATTACACCCCATTCTCGGTGCTGTATGCCCGGATGCGTGACGTCGGCGCGACCACCCGCCGGGTGCGCGACATGCCCCGGGCGGTCGCCCGGATGCTGGCGCTAGTCATCCTGCCGGCGGCGCTGGGCGAAATCCTGGCGGGGCGCGGCCCGGACGAGGACGAGGACGAGACCTGGTGGGCGATCCGCAAGATGCTGCTCTATCCGTTGGCCTCGGTGCCGATCCTCAAGGAAGGTTCTGGGGTGGTCGAGGCCACCATGATAAACTTGACCGGCGAGGGCGAGATGGCGTATCAGCCGAGTTGGCGACTGTCGCCGGTCGCCGGGTCGATCGAGAAGGTTGGGCGCACGTTCATGCGGACGTCGGATGTGCTAGCCGGGGACCGGGAGTTCAATGACGTCGCATGGGATCTGTTTGAGAGCAGCGGATACATCTTCGGGTTGCCGACGAGGCAAATCAGGATCAGCGGGGAATACACTCTCGATGTCCTGAATGACGAGCGGAACCCGGAGTCGCCGCAGCAGTTCATGTACGAGGTTCTGTACGGGCCGCCAAGGGAGCAATGACCGATGACCGTCTCGTCGACCACCGCCAGAGCCAGCTACACCGGCAACGCAACCACCACCGTCTTCGCGGTGCCGTTCTACTTCCTCGCAGCCGCGGACCTGCGGGTCATCCTGCGGACCGGAACGGCCGAGGTGGTCCAGTCCCTGACCACCAACTACACCGTGACCGGAGCCGGCAACGAGAACGGCGGGTCCATCACGATGCTGGTCGCCCCTGCCGCCGGCACCACCCTCACCATCCTGCGGAACGCGCCGGCCACGCAGGAGACCGACCTGCTCCCGAATGATCGGCTCCCCGCCGAGTCGCTCGAGGACGCGCTCGACAAGCTCACGATGCTGGTGCAGCAGGTCGATGAGGTGGCCGATCGGGCGCTCCAGTTCCCGGCCTCCGACCCCGCCGCCTCGCCGACGATACCCGCAGCCAGCGCCCGGGCGAGCAAGTTCCTCTCCTTCGATGCCAACGGTCTGCCGGCTGCGACGGTCGGGGTCGATGCCACGCTCGACATCTTCACGCAGGCCGGGACTGGTGCGACGCCGCGCTCGGTGAACAGCAAGCTGCGAGACACGATCAGCGCGGCAGACTTCGGTGCCATCGGTGATGGCAGCAACGAAACCGCAAAGATCCAGCTCGCGCTCAATTCGCTCCCGTCAATCGGCGGCACGGTGTTCGTGCCGGCTGGCGTCAAGTTCAACCTAACGCAGTTGACCTTCCCGCAGCGTTGCAACCTCGAGTATTACGTCGATTCCGACATGAGTACGCCGGGAACCGTCAGCGATCTCGGCTCCGGCGAGTTGGTCCTGTTCTCCTCCAACAGCAGTTACCCGACAGAAGTGACCGGAGGCATCGTCAATGAGTGGCGATTCACGGCTCCGTTCCACCCCGGCGTGGTCGTTGATGTCCGCAAGGATGTGACCGGCGCGAACCAATGGCTCGCGCCAAATCAAGACCTGACAGATCCGGCGAGGGCGTCATACAACATCCTCGACGAGCAGACTCCGCGCTGGACGAACCTGTATATCAGTTACCCGAGAGATGAAAAGTTCTCCGGCGTTCTTGCGAATACCTACAGGACCGTAATCGTCATCTCCGGGGTCGGGACCTCAAACTGGTCATCCGCCCCTTCCGTCAATGACGTCGTTTATCAGTCCAACGGCGCGCGCGGAATGATCCTGTCGCAGACCGCAAACAGCACCACGGTGCTGTGGAATTCCGGTCGATTCGCGGCTGGCCTCCCGTTGAGATACGGCACGTCGCCGGTCAACATCAGCACCTCAAACGTGTCCGGTACCTCGTGGACCAGTACGCCGATGCCTTGGTTGGCGCAGGATTTCCGGTATGGCTCCTTCAGCATCGGGTTGCCGCCGCAGGTTCCTGAAGGCGATCTGTTCGCGGTAGGTGGCCGTATCGTTTCCACGAACACCCGATCCGCTGGGCAGTACGTCGAGAAAACCGTCACGGAACCCGGCTATGGCTTCATCGCATCGTATGAAGGTACCCCGAGGCTTGGCCGCTTCATGGTGTCGGAGTCGGCAAACGGCCACAAGCGGGTCGTTCTGCGCGATGTCACCGCGACGAACAACATCGCCAACGTCGGTGCATGTATCGCGCACTCGCTGATCAATGTCGGCGGAACCGGGAGCTCCTCGCGGTTCAACGTGAACACCATCACCAAGTCTGCGACCGGCGTCTATGAAGTCGCATTCACGAATGCCGCCGCCAGAGATGACTATGCGGTCATGGTGACCTGCGCCGCACCGGATGACTATGCCTATGTGACCGACAAGACCACGAGCGGATTCATCGTCCGTGTCGTGACGCTTGGGACATCGACACCGAGAGACCTGACCGCTGCCGCCAACCTCGCCTGCTTCGGCGGCGACATTTAAGAGAGGATTCTTTATGGCCGACAAGAAGATTTCGCAACTGACCGCCGCGACCACGCCGCTAGCCGGCACAGAGGTCGTTCCGATCGTCCAGTCCAGCAGCACCGTCAAGGTCCCAGTCGATGACCTCACGGTCAAGAACCTGCGCTCCAATGCGACGACCGGCATCCTGCAGGTCGCAGGTCCGGGCGCTGGCACCACCCGCGTGATGACCACGCCCAATGCCAACTTCACGGCGGCGCGAACCGACGCGGCGCAGACATTCACCGGAGCGCAGACGTTCTCTGCTGATGCGACCTTCAATGGCGTCAGGATCGGACTCGGCGCAGGCAGCGTCGCCGATAACGTCGTGGTCGGAACCGACGCATCGCCCTTCATCACGACCGGCCCGAGAAATGTCAGCATGGGGTGGCGTGGCGGTTACGGCCTGACCAGCGGATCGGACAACATTTTGATTGGTTACGCCGCTGGCTATGCCGTCACCACCGGAACCCAGAACACCGCTGTCGGTGCTGATGCGCTTCAAACGGCAAGCACGACCTCGCAGAACACCGCTGTCGGCTATCGCGCGCTGTTCGTCACTACCGGGGCGCAAAGCACCGCAGTCGGAGGCCGTGCGCTAGCTGCTGCGACCGCCGGCACCAACACGGCGGTCGGGTATGAGGCCGGCGACACAATCACGACCGGAACCGGGAACGTGTATGTCGGCTTCGGTGCTGATGCGAGCGCGAACAACGTCACGAACGAGATCGTCGTGGGGCCGAGCATCGCCGGCAAGGGCAGCAACACCGCCTTCATCGGCGGCACCAGCGGTGCCTTCAACGGGAAGAACGTCACCACCTGGGAGACGACCTCGGACGAGCGCATCAAGAAGAACATCGTGGACAACCACGACGGCCTCGGCATCATCAAGCAGATCCGGGTCCGCAGTTTCGAGTACCGCAAGCCGGAGGAGATCACGGACCTCCCGGCCCATGCCGCCATCGACAAGGACGGTGTGCAGCTGGGCGTGATCGCGCAGGAGCTGCGTCAGGTGCTGCCGGAGTGCGTGACCGAGAACAGCACCGGCACCCTGTCGGTCAGCACCGACCCTTTGGTCTGGCACCTGATCAACGCGGTGAAAGAGCTCTCCGCGAAGGTCGAGCAGCTCGAGGCGCGGCTCGGCGAGGGCTAAACCAACGGCAACTGGCCGACGAGCCGGTAGCGGGCGAACCGCTTGCCGCCGCGCTCCTCGGTCAGGGTCTGGATGTCGAGCCCCTCCTCGCGCAGGTCTGCGACCCGTGCCGCGAGCCGCAGGCAGCCGTAGAGGTTGAGCGCCTCGAGCGGGGTGAGGTCCTTGCCGGAGGACAGGTGCGCGCGGATCTGTTCGGTCTGCGTCATGTCGGTTCGTCTCCGTAGTCGGGTTCGGGTATCACGATGCCGAGCTCTGCGGCCCGGGCAGCGATGAATTCCAGGTAATCGCTGAATTCCTGCTTGCTGAAGCTCGACGAGCGGCGGAACGGTTTCTGGACCGTCCGCCCGCCGATCGACAGGGTCTCCCATCCTGCCCATTCGCCGAGCATGAATTCGTGCAGGTCCTCCTTCGACCAACCGCCCAGCGCCTCGCCGCCGCCCTCGAGGAAGGCCGGGTAGACCACCCCGTAGAGGAAGGCGTTCTGGGCCGACGAGCGGCGGGGCCGGAACGGCTGGATGGTGACCTGCCAGCTGCGGCGCTGGTCAAGGCCGCGCACCAAGACCGAGACCGCGGCTGCGATCTGGTCTGGTGGCGTACCCTTGGGGAATATCCGGGTCATCAGAATGGGATGTCGTCGTCGGAGAAGTCGCCAAACGGGTCTGTGGGCTCCTGTCGCGGCTTCTGAGGCGACTGCTGCCCGCCCCCCTGCGTCGGTTGGCGCGGCTCCGCGAGCCCGTCCTTGGGCTTCACGGTGAGGCTGATGAACCGCTGGCCCGGGTTGCGGCTAGTCGGGCCGGCGACCTTGGTCCAGCCGTTCAGCCAGTATTCCACCCCGTTGATGTTCAAGGTGCCGGTCAGATCCGGGTGGGTGTCCTTGTCCTTCCGTTCGTTGCGGCCGAGGGTGCCGGTGTTGGTGCGGTCGTACTGCTTCACAGGCGCAGCTCCTGCAACCGCTGGAACTTGGCCTCAAGCTCGGCGAGGAATTTCTCGACTTCCCCGGTGATTTCCGCGATGAGGTCGACGCTGCGCGGCTCACGGATGATGAGCAGCCGCAGGTGTTCCGGCAGACGCGGATCGTAGGCGGCGAAGTCGTTCCATGCCCGCCCGGTGCAGGCCATCTGCCATTGCATCTGCAGGCGGTACTTGGTCGGCACGGTCCGATCCTCGAGGTACTCGAGCATGGTGGCGGTCGAGGGACACTTGATCTCGACGCAGCCGTCATCGCCGACCAGTCCGTCCGGCGATGCGCCGGCAGCGAGGGTCGGATGGCGGATGAAGCCGGTCTCCTCGATGATGATGCCGGTGCGCGCGGCGTAGGCGGCACGGGCCTCCGGCTCCTTGTCGATCCCCCATTGCATGGCGGCGTTGGTGAACGACGGGGACGGCTGGCCGGTCAGGCGCTCGGTCAAGAGCTCCGCCATGTAGTTCGCGCGCGAGGCGCCGTAACCCGACTTGGTGCGGGCCATGACGTCGGCGATGCGGCTCGCGGTCACGAGCCCCAAGCGGGCGATGCGCCAGTCGTCGGTGCGCTGGAGTTCGACGCGCTCGGCGGTGTACGGGGTGGCTTCTTCGGTCATTGCAGTTCCCTCCTGCGGTTGGAAAAGATGTTGCTGTGCGAGGCGCGGGTGGCCTCCGGCAGGCTCTTGAACAGGGCGGTGAGCTCCTCGAGCGTGGCGCACTGGGCGACCTTGCGGGTGAGCGCGGGGTCGACGCTGTTGCGGGCGGTCGCCGCCTCGGCATCGTCATCGATCTGCGCCAAGCCGACGATGGCGGCGAGGGCATAGCGGCGGGCGTAGGTCAGGCCGCTGCCCTGCGCCTGCGGACCGTCATCCTTGACCAACACCGGGGTCACCGAGCGGACCCATTGCCCGCTGGCGTGGGCGAGGGTGGTGATGAGGACGGTGCGACCGTCCTGCATGATGTCGGTGGTCTGGATTACCGCGAGCTCGTTGTCGGTGAGTTGCTTGCGGCAGGCATCCCAGCAGCTGGCGAGGTCGGCGTACTTGCTCTTGAAGAACGGGTTGGCCGAATCCTTCAGCGCCCCGGTGATGCTCGCCTGCGCCTTGCTCAGGGCGGCTGCGAGTTCGTTGATGTCATCAGACTGGTTCATCGTTGCTCTCCTGTCGGTAGATCGAAAGTGCTTGGTTACAGGCTTCGATGCGCTCTTGCTCCTCGAGCTCCTGCATCAGCTGGTCCTGATGGTGCCACCAGGAATCATCGTCATCCCATGGCGAGCTCATTCCGGCACGTTCCAGCGGCGGGTGACCCGCGCGCGGCAGTTGGGGTTCGGGACATGAGGGTCGCGCTCGCGGCGGCGCTCGAGGTAGGACTCCACGATCGCGCCGATCAGGCCACCGATCGCGAGCAGCACGAACCACCCGGTCAGCAGCACGAACCAGTCGAATGCCTCGTTGCTCACGAGCGGACCTCCTTGGCGATCTTGAGGAACGCCAACATGTAGTGGTTCTGGAGTCTGGCGTGCTTGACAAGCACCCGGCGCATCCCGGCGTCGGTCGAGGGTTCGCGAGCCTTCCGCATCGCCTCGTCGCGGTTCGCCAGGCTCATGCCGGCGGACATCGCCGAGCGGATGCCGAGCGGCAGGTGGCGCGGCACGATGCTGAAGTAGCGGCTGCGGACTTGAGTGGTCATGTCGTTGCTCCCGAAGGGGCGGGGTGTCAGTCCCCCGCCGTGGTGGGTTACAGGCTGTTGAGCAGTTGACGAGCCGCAGCGATGTGCGGCGGGTCATCAACACGCAGACCGAGGTCTTTGCTGCGTTGATCGTGACCTGCCACGCAAGCCAACAGCGCAAGCCGAAGCGCGGGGGCGGCGTTGGCGAGTCGGTACTCGGCTTCGATATTTCGCGGGTCGGCGGCGAGCAGGTTGTCGAGAGTGTCGATGCGGCCCGTGATAACGATGTGCTGATACATGTCGTGTCTCCTGTGGTTGTTGTCTGTCAACGGTCGTTATCATGCCCATGCCATCAGGCCATGTCAACAGTTGCAAACAAAAAAGTTTAGGGGCATGATGCCGGCGGAGGTGAATCCAATGCGTATGGACGAATTGCTCGAGCGTTACGGGAACCAGTCGGCGATCGCCCGCAGGTTCGGGGTGACCCGGGCCTATGTGTCGAAGTGGGCCAAGACCGGCCTCGTGCCGGAGAAGTACCGGCTGCGAGAGCTGGCCGGCGAGGTGGTGCAGGAGCTGGAGGCCGGGGCGCAGAATGCCTCGACCCGCCGCCTCATCCGCAAGGTGAAGGCAGGGCTGCGTAAAGCCGAAGGAGAGGGCGCGTGAGCGGCTCTGCGGACAGAGGCTATGGTAGGGGTGCGGGGTCGGTATGCCCCGCTGTAAAGCCGCCCTAGCCCCAAACGATAAAGCCCCCTTGCGGGGGCCTACCGGGCCGCTGGAACGGCCATGCCGGACAGGAGGACAAGCCAGCGCCCCGAAGGGTAAGACCCGACCGGGGTGTGGTCAAGAGGTTACAGGGGATGAAGTTCTACCAACGACATCTGGGCGACTACGCGCGCGACACCGCGCACCTGAGTCTGCTCGAGCATGGGGTCTACAGCGTCCTGCTGGACCGGCTCTATGCGACCGAAAGGCCGATCCTTGATGCGGATCGGTACCGGGTTTGCCGAGCCACGACCCGCGCCGAGAAGGCAGCGGTCGATGCGGTTCTGCGCGAATTTTTTTCATTGTGCGACGACGGCTGGACCAACGCTCGTGTCAACTCCGAGATAGCCCGCATGAGCGGGAAACGCCTGAAAGCACAGCAGTCGGCGGCAGTTCGATGGGGAGACAAGGGTATGCGAACGCATAGCGAACGCAATGCGGATGGAATGCTACCTATACTCCAATACTCCAATACGGAGTCTCCATCACCCTTATCTCAATCCTCCACCTCACCTGAAAAGGGGCCGGTGGCGGCTCGAGACGTTTTGAAAAAACTGGAAGCGAGGAGGACGAAACATGGGCGATGAAACACCAGACCGGTTGGGATGGATGCAGCGGTCAGCCGCGGCGCATTGGAGCGGGGTCACCGACCCGATCGGGCGGCTGAAGCACCTCGAGGCTCGGTATGCGAGACTGGACCCCGCGAACCTCGAGCAGTTCCGTGAGGAGCTCGCGGCGGCGATCCGCAATGCCGACCCGGCAGCGGTTCTCGGCGAACCACGGGTGGTGACGATGGTGCGGTCGGTCTACGGCGAGCGCGGGGTCACGCGGCTGAAGGAGCGCGCGCGATGAGGCGGGGCAACGCACCGAGCATGACGGTCGAGCAATACAAGCGGCTGCTGGAATGGGAGCAGGCGAGGCGCTCGCTGCCGACCCTGAAGCAGCTGGCGCGTGAGCTCGACCTGCCGATGACCACCGTCCAGTCGGTGCTATACAAGCGGCACCGGGTGAACCTCAACGAGATGTTGGCGAGGGAGTCGCAATGAGATACCTGTCGCTGTTCTCCGGCATCGAAGCCGCGAGCGTTGCGTGGCACGACCTAGGTTGGACCCCGGTCGCGTTCGCAGAGATCGAGAAGTTCCCGAGCGCGGTGCTGAAGCACCGATTCCCCAACGTCCCGAATTGGGGCGACGTCACCAAATACCAGGAGTGGCCTGATGAACCAGTTGACCTTCTTGTCGGAGGAACCCCCTGCCAAAGCTTCTCGGTCGCGGGGCTCCGCAAGGGCCTCGAAGACCCTCGAGGAAACCTCATGCTCACTTACCTTGCGATCGCTCGGCGTTACCGGCCTAGATGGGTTGTCTGGGAAAACGTCCCCGGCGTCCTGTCATCTGGCGGAGGACGGGACTTTGGCACCTTCCTCGGGGCGTTGGGGGAGTTGGGGTATGGGTGGGCCTACCGAGTCTTGGACGCTCAATGGTTCGGAGTGGCCCAGCGCCGCCGTCGTGTGTTCGTTGTCGCGCATCTTGGAGACTGGCAGCGTGCCGCCCAGGTTCTTTTTGAGCGCGAAAGCGTGCGCCGGGATTCTCCGCCGAGCCGGGAAGCGCGGCAAGGCGCTGCCGCCAGCGTTGGAGGCGGCGTTGCAAGCGGTGGCGCAGGAATAGCGCCGCACATTTTCAAAGTCCGTGGCGGCGTCGAGCGCGAGGATGGCTCGCGCGGCAGCACCAACATCGGCAAGCAGGCTGGCAAGGGCTACCTCGGCAGCGAGGAACGCGCCTTTACGTTGGCGGCGGCGCAAGATCAGTTCGTCGCGCAGCCAGTCGCCTTCCACAACCGCCAAGACCCCGACGTAAGCGGCGACATCACGCACCCGCTCGGCGCGAAGGACAACGGGATGGCGGTCGCGCAGCCGGTGGCGTTTGACACTTACAACCAAACGGTAACGGGCGATACCGCGCAAACCTTGTGCAGCCGCGGCGACACGCCGGGCGGGAATGCCCACCTTGTGCCGGCGGTGATGCAGCCGGTGGCGATTGGGTTAGACGAGGAGCAAAACGCTTGCGTGGAAGGGTTCGGCACATTGAAGGCACGCATGGAAGGAGGCGGCTTTGAGGGGTCTGTGATGACTCCCGCTATGCAAGTCCGCCGCCTCACGCCCGTCGAGTGCGAGCGGCTGCAAGGCTTCCCTGACGGCTACACGAACATCCCGTGGCGCAAGAAGCCCGAAGCACCGGACGGCCCGCGCTACAAGGCGCTCGGGAATTCGATGGCGGTGAATTGCATGAGGTGGATCGGCGAACGCATCCAACAAGTGGAGGACATCCATGGCGATTGAGTTGGACGAGTGGGACAAGGCATGGCTAGCGCAGCAGCACACGCCGGACGAGTGGCGACGCGAGTGTGAGAGCGCCCTCAAGCGATGCGCGTGGTACGCCGCCCGCATCACGGAGCTCGAGGCCGAGGTGACGCGGCTGCGGGGCGACCAAGCAGCCTGCGGCTATCCCGGCTGCATGAGCAGCGAGGGGCGCTGCGAGCGGATGTTCAAGGGCGAGTGCGCGGGGCCGCGCAAGTGACCCTGCACACGCATACCGCACCGCTGCCGGCGCACCAGTACGTCTGGATCGACGGCGATGCGATCGGCAAGCATGAGCCGCTGCGGGCGGTCTGGTTCGGTCTCACGTCGTGGCCCGGTCGGGCGTTCGGGTGTCACGTCCTGCTTGAGTGCGGGGCGGTCTACCGCAACGTGCCGCTGCATCAGCTCGCCTCCAAGCCCGGAGCGCCGGCATGGCGGGCGTCGGACGCACAGACATGGGACGCATACGGCTGGCAGTTCGCGCTGCTCGACTACCCGTACCTGTCGAACATGAACGCGAAGGCGCGGCTGCGGAGCGGCGCGGAGCATGGCGGGATGTACCTGTTCACGCTGGCCCCGGTCGGCGATGCCTTCAGCGCGGCGCCGGAGCAGTCGAAGGAGTTCTACTTCCTCGCGCTCAACAACGGCAGGTATACCGCGCAGCCGACCAACCAGGTGCTGATCGAGGACCGCAGTTGGGTCACCGTGCTAGAGTGGCCGAAGTTCCTGAAGCGGCAGAGCGACTGGCACAGCGCAGAGGAGCGCGATTGAACGAGCTGATCACCTATCTGCTGGTCATCGTGCTAGGGGTCTACGCAATCATCGGCGTGATTAGTCTCCTGCTGCTGCTGTATTACATCATCCGGGGTGAACGATGAGCGCAAGCCAACGCAGGAAGGGCGCAGCCGGGGAACGCGAGCTCGCGCAGTTGCTGACCGAGCAGTTGGGGTGGGTGGTCTCGAGGAACCTCGCGCAGGCCAGAGACGGCGGCGACGACCTGACCATCGCGCAGTTCCGGGTCGAGGTGAAGCGCCGCAAGGCCATCGCGGTCCACCAGTTCATGGACCAGGCCGCCGCAGCCGCCGGCACCGGGGAAGTCCCGGTGGTCGCCATGCGTGGCGACGGGCAGGGGTGGCTAGTCATGTTCCGGCTCGAGGATGCGGTGCCGCTGATCCGCGAGGCATTGCCCGACCGGTAGGGGCGGGCTATCATCAGGGCATGAGCGCCGACGACGGCATCCGGTTCGCCCGCTGCCTCAACTGCAACAGCTCTGGCTGGGTGGCGGACGGCATGGGCGACTGGATTCGATGCCACGAGTGCAACCGACCCGCACCGCCCAAGGCCAGCGCGACCGTGTTGACATTCGCGCGCGGGGCGCTGGTCCGGCGACCGGCAGTTGACAGCAAGGAGACCCCCGATGGCGAATAGACCCGGCCTGTACGCGAACATCTGGGCCAAGCGCAAGCGGATCGCGGAAGGGTCCGGCGAGAAGATGCGGAAACCCGGCAGCCCCGGCGCGCCGACCGCGAAGGCATTCCGGGAGTCGATGAAGACCGCGCTCGGGCGCAAGTGATGGCGAAGGCGCAGCTGCTCGGCGACAACGGCGACCTCGAGGGGGAAGACCCGTTCGACCCTCGCCGCCGCAGGGGCCGCACAAGCCTCGGTGGGGCCGCCGGCAGGGTGCCGCGGCTCGCCCCTAGGGCTACCGCCGGAGTCGCCGCAGCGGGCCTCGGAGGGCCGCAGCCGACCCCGTCGCCGGGTAGACCGGGCGGACCCGGGGGCAGACCACCGTCCGACCGTGGAGACGTGAACCTGGTATGAAGACCCCGGCATGGCAGCGCAAGGCAGGGCAGAACCCGAAGGGCGGTCTCAACGAGGCCGGTCGCCGATCCGCCAAGGCCGAGGGCATGAACCTCAAGGCCCCGGTCAAGTCCGGCGACAACCCCCGCCGCGCCTCCTTCCTCGCCCGGATGGGCAACATGCCCGGACCCATGGTTGGGAAGGACGGCAAGCCCACCCGCCTCGCGCTCGCGCTGCGGGCATGGGGAGCCAGCTCCAAGGAAGACGCCAAGGCCAAGGCCCGGGCAATCAGCAACCGCAACAAGGGGAAGTGACCATGCCGCTCATGCAGGGATACGGGAAGAAGACCATCAGCCGCAACATCGCCACCGAAGTCCGCGCCGGCCGACCCCAGAAGCAGGCGGTCGCCATCGCCATGAACACCGCCCGCCAGTCCGCCAAGAAGGCCGGCAAGGGCGCCGCCGCCCGACGCTTGATGGCGAAGTGATGCCAGACAGGGCGGAACAGGTCAGGGCGGTCCTCGCGCTGATCGAGGACGGCATGTCGGAGAACGCCGCCTGTCTGCAGGTCGGCATCAATCGGGCGACCTTCCGAGCCGCGGCGCTGAAGGTAACAGCTGGTGACAGTTACGCGCGCGCATTGGAAGCACTGGCGCAGGATCAGGTCGAGAAAGCCGAGCAGGTCATCGAGGACATGCGGAACGGCGTCATCGACGCGCAGCAGGCCCGGGTCGAGCTCGATGCCCGCAAGTGGTTCGCCTCCAAGTTCCTGCCCAAGCGGTACGGCGACAAGGCCGAGGTCGAGCATTCGGGCAATGTCGGCCTGACGGTCAACGTCGTGCGGTTCACCGATGCCGATCCACCTGCCGGCTAACGGCTGGAGGCCGCGCCACTACCAGATGCCCGCATGGTCGGCGCTCGAGCGCGGCTGCAAGCGGCTCGCGCTCGCGTGGCACCGCAGATCCGGCAAGGACGACCTGTCCCTGCACTGGGCGGCGGTCAGCGCCATGACCCGGGTGGGTGGCATCTGGCACATGCTCCCGCAGGCGAACCAGTCGCGGAAGGCCATCTGGGACGCGGTGGACCCGCACACTGGCCGGCGCCGCATCGACGCCGCCTTCCCGCCTGAGCTGCGGGAGACCACCCGCGAGCAGGACATGTTCCTGCGGTTCAAGAACGGCAGCACCTGGCAGGTGGTCGGCAGCGACAACTACAACAGCCTGATCGGCTCGCCGCCCATGGGGGTGGTGTTCTCCGAGTATGCGCTCGCCGACCCCAACGCATGGGCCTTCCTGCGCCCCATCCTCGCGGAGAACAACGGCTGGGCCATCTTCATCTCGACCCCGCGTGGCCGGAACCATTTCGCCAGAATGGTGGACTACGCCCGGAAGGACCGCGACTGGTTCGGGCAGGTGCTGACGGTTGAGGACACAGGCGCGATCCCGATTGAGACCATCCGACGCGAGCGCAAGGAGCTGAAGGTTGAGCGCGGCGACAAGGAAGCCGAGGCCATCATCCGGCAGGAGTATTACTGCGACTTCGATGCCGACATCCCCGGCTCATACTACGGCGATGCCATGAGCCGCGCCGAGCAGGACGGGCGGGTCGGCCCCTTCCCGCACGTGGTCGGCCAACCGGTCGGCACCGCATGGGACATCGGCATCGGAGACTCGACGGTCATCTGGTTCTACCAGTTCGTCGGCCACAAGATCCGCATCATCAACGTCCTCGAGGGGTCGGGCGTCGGTCTGGACTGGTACGCCAAGAAGCTCCTGGCCATGGACTATGTCTACGGCGACCATATCTGGCCGCACGACGGGGCGGTGAAGGAGTGGGGGTCGGGCAAGTCCCGGCTCGAGACCGCCGCCGGCTACGGCCTGAAGCCGCGGGTCCTCGAGGCCGACTCCGTTGACGACGGCATCAGCGCGGTGCGCCAGATGCTGCCCACGGTTGAGTGGAACGCGAACCCGGACCCGTTCCCCGGCGAGGAGCCGGAGGATGCCAAGGCCAGGATGTCGCGCGCGATGGATGCCATCCGGCAGTACCGCCGGGAGTACGACGAGCGGCTCCAGCGGTTCAAGGATCGCCCGCTGCATGACTGGTCGAGCCACCACGCCGATGCCCTGCGCTACCTCGCCAAGGGGCGGCGCCCATTCCGCGGCACGGTCCAGCGGGCAAGGCCCGGGGCGGCAGTAGCGGACTACCCAGTCCTAGGCTAGACTCGCCGCAACCACGACCGCGAGGTGCGTTATGTCCGGCCTGTTCAAACCCAAGATGCCGAAGGTTGAGCCGCCTCCCCCGCCGCCCGAGACCGACGTGGCGAAGCAGCGCGAGATCGAGTCCACCCGGATGCGCCGCCGTCGCGGGCGCGCCGCCACGATGATGTCCACCCCTGAGACCCGGATGCAGGGCGGGGTCGGCACCACCCGGCTGCTGGGCGGCGGCATGTAATGGCGACGAAGAAGATTAGCCAGTTCGACAGTCTGGCGCAGGGCGACCTCGACCCTGCCGCGGATGTCCTGCCGATCGTCGACACCGGCTCGGTCGAGACCAAGAAAATCACCGCCAAGGCGTTGGCCGGCGGCGCGGTGGCCGACCTCGTCGCGGTCTGGAACAACGTCGCCACGACCTTCTCGGCCATCAAGATGGATGTGACCGACACGGCTAGTGCTGCCGGGTCGATGCTGCTCAACCTGCTCGTCGGCGGCGCCGCACGGTTCCAGGTGACCAAGGCCGGCAACACGACCGCAGCCGGGTCCATCCGGTCTACCTCTCCGTCAGCCGGTGTCGGCTACGCGACCGGTGCCGGCGGGGCAGAGACGCAGCTCACGAGCAAGGCCACCGCCGTGACGCTCGACAAGGTCTGCGGCACCATCACGATGAACAACGCGGTGCTGAACCGCGAGACGGCGGTGAGCTTCACGCTGAACAACAGCGCGATCGCGGCGACCGACGTGGTGGTGGTCAACATCAAGTCCGGCGCGACGGCGAATGCCTACAACGTCGGGGTCACCGCCGTGGCGGCCGGCTCCTGCCGCATCCAACTGCACAACATCCTGAGCGGCTCCGACCTGTCCGAGGCGGTGGTGCTTCAGTTCGCAGTCATCAAGGCCGTTGCGGCCTAATCGGAGACAGATATGGCGACAGGCATCAGACTCGCAACGAATGCCAGCGCGACTGGCGCATGGTTCCAATGGCCGGGTGGCCGCGGTGAGTTCCGGGTGG